ATCTCGACCTGGTTAGGTGGAGCTAAAGGGTAAGGAGGAATATCAAAAGGAGCAGAAGGAGGAGGAGGAGGTGGTGTTACGCCCTGAAAGTTGTCCCGAGTCAAAGGTATCTTGCGTATCGGATCCCCCTCTATATCATCTGGGTAATACCTATCCTTATCTAGTTTTGCCTTCTCATCAAAGGCATCCCAAAATTCGTGCATATTCACACCATGACGCGCTGCATATTCTTGAGCAGCCTTCTGGATGCGATCTTTCGGAGCTAATAATGCCATATCTTTTTATTCCCTAGTAAAAATAGCTTCTGGAAACGCTTCCATAAAAGCCCGAGCCGCTTGTTTAGCCCTGTTCTTTCTGCTGGATTGTTCTACCCTAACCATGCCCTCCAAATCCGAGTTGATCTTTCGATTAGCGGATTCCGACGCCATCATAGCCGCTACTGGCGGAGGCGCTCCTGCCTTCATGGCCTGTAGGTATTCGGGATCAGGGCCTTTAGGTCCTGGCATATCAGGTAGTTTCCCCTGTTTTGCCAGCTCTGCCAGTTCGATCAGCTTGGGGTCTATATTACCAGGCCTTCCTGGTGCGCCCTGCCCCATGAGTTGCTGTACGAACGGAGGCACCGCCCCAGTCATAATATCCTGTGGCATAGATCCAAAGGCTTTAATAAGATCTTGTTCCTGCTTATTAGTAGGCATTATTACCCTCTCGGCCCGACTAGGCCTATTCTACGTAACCGTTCTCCTTCTGACAACGCCCCTGGCCTTGGTTGCCCAGGCGGTCCTACCGGCCCTGTCGGGGGAGTAGGCATAGGGGGCGGAATTCCCGCTGCCGCGGGCGGCATCATCTGAGGCGGAGGCATAGGAGGAGGACCTGGAGGTGGCGGCGGAGGGCCTGCAATATCGGATGGCACATTACCGTTCCCCGCAGAGGGAGGTCCCGGGGGCATTCCCTGACCGCCGCCTTGTAGAGTATCCGACATTTTCCTAGCTTTAGCAAATAGCATAGAAACCAGCTCTCCGAAATACATCTGTGCCAGGTCTTCTCTGCCCTGTTTCATAGCGGCCTGGTACAGGGACCATATCCCTGCTTCCGGCAGGGTACGTTCAGCTATTTGTTCTTTCACTGCGTCTTCTATCTGGTCAGCGTCTTGTATACCCAGGATATTATCTCTGATCCAGAGGTCCGGCATCAGAGGAGTTGGCCCTTCTCTGGCTATCTGGGCCATACCGTAACGAGACATATCGTCTTCAGGCAGTTTCGGAGCGACCTTTATCTCGGGGTCTCCTCCGTCTCGTATCCTCTCGGGGGTGATCTCCTCCGAGAAGTACATCCTGTTATTGTCCTGACCGCTTAGTTCCACTGCTGTGAACGATCCAGTCTGGTACTGGTCGCACAGAAGGTTAGATATTTGCGTATACGCGCTCTCTACGGCCTGGACCCTAGGTATCAGGACTGTCTCGACCCCTTGTCTGAGGGTATTGATGGCGAATCCTGACAGTTGGAACTGTAGCTCCCCGTATACCGAGTGAGGTACAGACCCTCTCTGCATCTCTCCCGACACCAGACCCATGAACGCCCCTGACTCTCTAGCCATTTCGAGTAGTCCCAGGGGTTCGATATCTTCCCCTTGCCCCAGAGATATCTCCGTACCTTCCTGATACGGGTCTTCGTCCAGGGTTTTAGCGCCGTCCCTGCTCCTAACTTTCAGCCCTTGTTTTCTGGAGCGGGCCGTCAGCTCTAGCATAACGGACATCATGAAGTTATGTTTCTCGTACAGGGCTCTGGTGGACTTGAACACCGACTCCCCATAGTCTTCCAGGGTATCTTCTATAGAAGACCATTCCATAGACTGTACCAGGGGAGTTGCTCCTACCGGCCCAAGAAATACTGGGACTTGTTCCGCGCCGTGGGGGGTTTTCTTCTTAATAAACCTCCCAGGGACAACAACGACGTTGCTTTCGTTGTCATAGTAGTCATAGACAGCGACTCCGTCGTCATCGTCCCTGCCATCGCCGAGACGCACACCGTATTGGCTTTCGATCTCAGTTCTAGTTTTCTTGATCTTATAGCAGGCCCACGCTAGGCCGTCTGCCCCAACGCCCCAGTACGTGTGCATAGGATCCCACGGTGTTATATCAATGACGGTGGTTCCGTCCTTTTTCTTAACAAGCATAGCCCTTCCCGAGTACCAGCCCCTTACGGCTATATACCATGCGAGTTGGGATTTCAGGGAGGGAACGAGTCTATTTCGGAGCCTATCGTTAGCGGATCTAAGCGCCCCTATAATAAACCTCTCCTTATCGTTATTAACCGCCCTGGTGTTACGGGGGTTACCGTTAGGAGGGATACGTATTACCAGGTCTGCGCCTGTCATCCACGAGATAATCTTATCCGCGTATGTCTGAGGTTCGTTAGACGTATACGACTTATACCCGTCTCCCGCGTCGTACTCTTCCAGCTTATAGAGCTGATGATCAGCGTCCATGCGGTTACGTAGCGGGTGGGTAGATTCGTAATGAGCGTCCACCTTATCGATAATATCTTCTGGTTTTAGCCTTGCCATATTTGCCCCGGTTAGTTTGTGGTCCAGCGTTTAACTTTGATAAAGTCTTTACCGTTAACGTATCCGTACCCGAACCGGCTTACCAGCCCGTATATGACCGCTTTAACGGCGTGATTGTTCTTATCTTCGGGCGTATCGCCCACTATATTCCCTTCCCTGTCGGTTTTCCACCTATAAGCCCTGGTCTGTCCGTCGAAAGGGGAGGGGACTGCGCCGAACTCCGATAGTATCCCCCTGCATTTAGGGGAGAAGGTTACTTTAGGTCTGTGCGTGACGGGGTCAGGCTTTAAGAAACCTTTAAGTCTCTCCGTTCCTTCGTTGATCCGTATCTTCTGGGCGTCCAGGTATATCCCCGTTCTGTCCATCCACAGCTCTGCTGGAGCTGACATAGCCTGGTGCTGATACCCCGCGATATCGATAGTTCCCGAGTGTACGTCCTTCCACCACGGCTTATTGGTCACGATATCTATGATACCGTCCGTAGTGAGTCCCTGCTCGTACACCTCGTCGAAGACACATATCTGATCGTTAATATCTTGAGCCGCCATTACGGCGTATGCTCCTGCGTATCCTGGGTCCATCCAGAGGTAGACCTGTTCTCCCGGCACCCATTCGGCTTCTTCGTCCACGTGTATATCCGTGCGGAACTCTCCGAACACGAGACCTGTAGGAGGGGACGGGATCCCCTGTATACGCTCCATAAAGAACTCGTCCGAGGCTTGTGTCCGCAGCTTTTGTATCTCCGGGTCATTAATACCCCCTGGGTACAGGTAAGCGTTAGAATAGCTCGGTAGCGAGAAACTCTCCTCATCTTCTGTAGGCATCTGCCATGAGGAGAAAAGTTGGGGATACCATCCTAGGGACCCCTCGAAAGTACCTGACAGGAAGAGCCAGCCCCGTTTAGGCGCTACTCTACCTCTGAGTCTATAGAACGAGTTAAGATCTAACTGTGACGCTTCACATCCAAGCACCCCGTCAGGGGCTCTCATAGCGAGTGTTCTGGGATCTTTCGCCGATTTAGTCTCTATCCTGGTACCGTCAGCGAGTACGATACGTCCCGGGTCCACCCTCTTAGTGACCTCTTCCAATATTCCCAGAGCCGAGAAGTCCTCTACCAGGTAGTCGAACTCCGCTCTTGTTCGTTCGTAGTCCGCAGCTACCAGCCAATAGAGCCCTTTCCCTTCCGTCTCAAGGAATCTCGACACCAGATACTTAGACGCCACCATACTCTTACCGGCCTGCTCCCCGCCAGCAACCAGAACAAACCGTTTTCTGCAATTAAGAATATCCGCCTGGAGCTTCGTAGGTAAGAAGTCCAGTTGCGAGAATATATACTGCGTGATAGCGGGACTATTAGGCGGCCTAGCCCCTTGTAGTTCCGCTGTTAGAGTTGCCATCAGATCTCCTAGCCAGGATCTTCTGGGCCTCCGCCACCGCTTCTTCTCTCTCTATCTCCGACTCCGTCCTAGTTTCCTTCTTCTTCTTACCCTCCTTAGACGCCTTGATCCCCTTCTTCAACCACTTCCTCCACTCCGCCATCATCTCCTTAGCGGCATCACTACCAGCGCTCTGATCTTTCCTATACCTCTCGGGCCAATGCGCGTTAAGAAGCGTAATTAACAATACCGGGTTGTCCCCAGGCTTCTGGACCTTAACCCTATCAATAGCTATATCCTGCAAATACTCACGGAAACTGTGCTTCGCAGTCTCATATAATTCCTTAAACCCGTAGGTATCACTCCTGATCCACCCATACACAGTGGTTCTCGGAACGTTAACCTCCATAGCAGACTTACGTACCGACCCTACACTAGAAAACTCCACTAGGAACTGAGCCATCTTCTTCCTAGTGCTTATCTCCCGCTCAGTCTTCCCCATTACCCTCGTTACCCTTCCTAGCTATACGTAACCTTCGGGCTATCTGTCCTACCCTCTGCTTACTTACCCCGAACATCCCACCAACCGCCTCATACGTAAGGTCCGGCTGTAATACTATAGCCCTACCAATATCCCTGGATCTCTTAGTCACTCTCCCAGTACCACTATGCTTAGTGTACCTCTCATACCCAGCAAT